GACTTCAGTTGGTAGAATAATTCTCCCGATACCTCTCGACTTCTTTGATGGCATTCTCATAGCGATCCCAGATCTCTTCGCTATCTCCAGTCTGGTTCTCTTGGTAATACTTAAGTGCCTGTAGGGCACGCAGCAAGGTGTCAGGTGAGAGTTGCATCAGAGGGTTCCTCCTTTGTCTTGTGTTTTCATTATGGCACGCAGGTCATCCTCAGTCAATACCTGCAGTGCCTCCAGTGCCTTTTGTTTAGAATACTTAAAGTATTGCTGCACAAGTTCAAGTTGCGGATGATCGACAGGTTTCTTAGGGAAACCGAAGCGACGACCCTTACGAACACCATAATAATAGAAGTCATACTGCAATCCAGGACCAAGTGCGTGGTATTGATTCATCTCCTCACTTAACAGTATCGTGTCGAGATGCATGGCAAAAGCACGATTGGTGAGGTAGGGAACATAACCGGATAGGTCATCACCGAGATAGTTATTCTTTTCGTTGATAGACTTGACATAGTCGAAAACTTTAGGTTTCATAAATAACTATGTTATAATGGGAATAGTGGAGGAGAGACCTATGCACATTTTATACCAAACTACCTGTCTTGTCAATGGTAAGAAGTATATTGGAGTGCATAATGGTTCAAACGAACTATACTTGGGGTCAGGTGACGCCTTAAAGAATGCCATAAAGAGATACGGCAGGAAGAAGTTCGTTAGGGAAACTCTGTTTGAGTTTGCGACAGAGGAGGAAGCATATGCCAAAGAGGCAGAGATCGTGACGGAAGAAATCGTCAAGGATCCAACTTACTATAACATAAATGTTGGTGGCCACCGTCCCCCAAATTCTACGGGGAGAAAGATAGAGGACACCTCCGCATATAGCAAGGCAAGCAAGAAGAAGTGGAGTGACCCCGAATACAGGGAGAGAGCATCTGCGTCCATGAGCAAGGCATGGAAGCGAACCGACGAAAGGTTGGAGCAACTGAGGACAATGAATATAGGTCGCAAACTGACCGCAGATCACACTCAGAAACTCCATGAAGGTCGCCGAAAGTCAGCACAGGTTTGGACTATCACAGATGGAGATCAGACTTGGTCTATGAGTATCAGGGAGTTCTCCGAGATGACGAACTCCTCCGAAGGTTCCATACGCCAGTGTGTGAGATTAAGAGGTAGGTATAAGCACTGGTTCTTCACTCGCTGATCTTTTAGCCATTGAGTTGCTGCTGCTCCGTCAGGTGGTTACCAGGCATTCTAACAGAACATGGATTGTCTGTTTCCTTTGCTTCACTGAAGTACATCATTGCCTCAGGATAAGACAAGTTTGTCAGTAGTGTTCCATCACGATACATGACAGACCACCCAAGAGAACTACCATCACTGAACATCGGTTTTCACCTCCATAAGTCGTTTAATAAGGTCATTTGCTTCTGATACATCCGGTGGTGGGAGATCCACGGTGTCAAGAATATCATTGATCCACCAGAGTAGATCTTCTTTCAGGAGTTCATCCATCACTTCCACTCCATCTCCATCATCAGTTGTGCACACAATGCCAGCAGTGTAATGCAGGGATCGGCACCAGACATCAACTTATGGGAGTACTCACCAAAGATAAGCACCGCTTGTGGTTTGGATTGGTTGGTGATCTGAGACTGTAAAGCGCGATACAGACTACTCTCAACCTGACGGGGGTGCAGGTGGGCGTTCTCGAAGATCCATTCAGATACATCAGTCCAACGCTTTGCCTTTAGCAACTCAACGAGAGCGTCAGCAGAGGTGGATAGGATGTCTTTGGAAAGTTCACCGCCATGAATGTTACCCTGAACAGTGTTCAACACACCACGCCAATCGGGTGCCTTGGACATGATGAACTTCGCCAAGATCTGCTGATCAAAGGTAACCTCATTCTTCTTGAGGATACCAACAACAGACTTGAAGAACTCACCAGACAGTTTGACGACTTCCTTTTGATCCCGAACGTGGAAGTCGAACACAGTACAACGACTGTGGATAGCATCGATGATGTTGTGTGGGTAGTTACAGGTGAGAATGAACCGGCAGTGGTTCTGGAACTCCTCGATGAGAGCACGCAGCGCCTTCTGGGAGTCTTGTGTCAGGTTGTCTGCCTCATCTAGCAGTACCACCTTCTTATCGCCCGTCAGAGAGACTGTAGAGGCGAATGACGCCACTGTGGTGCGGATGTCACCAATACCACGGTCGAGAGATGCGTTGACAAACAGCATGTCAACACCCAGTTCATCACAGAGTGCCTTAGAGATAGAAGTCTTACCACTACCAGCAGGACCGGCAAGGATCAGATTGGGGAACTCACCCTCGTTGACATACCCAGCAAACACATCCTTGATCCTTGCGGGAAGAATGCAATCTGAGATGGTCTTTGGTCTGTAGGATTCTACCCAGAGATAGGTATCTGACATGAGAGAGTTCGGGTTATGAAATGAGTATAACAGAAAAGACCCTGGGTGTCCAGGGTCTTAGAGGTCAATATTGAGGGAAGAGTTCAAAACTTAGACTACGACCAAAGACACTAAATGCCTTGTATAGCAATGAATCGCCACCCAGTTGGAATACAACCCAAGGTGAGAAGGATCGGTCGTAACTTAGTTCATACTGAACGACAATCCGGTCGGAGAAGAATGAATAGCGGTAACCTTTTATATATTGGTTACCGTAAGTTTCGTAAGTCATAGTGTGTAACCTCGGCGGATAAGGTCATCACGACGCTGTCGTTCACCAATACGAGTGAACTCACGATTGATCCCATCAAAGAGACCGACGAGGAGTGCAATAGACAGGTCGGTCAAAAGACCTTGTATAAGAAAGTCAGGCATTAGAAGAATAGCAGTGTTATCAGTTTGTGGAGTTCAATACACATCAGGAAAGACACGAGACCAACAAAGTCCCACATCTTAGCCCGAATACCCCAGGGCATAACCAAAAAGTTGGCAGCGAGCCGGATGAGAATTCCAGTGAGAAGATCCACGTTTAGGAGGATAATGTAACCGGTGGGAATCATAAGATTCCCAAACCGGCGCATCCACACTAACCAGTCAATCTTCTTGCTGTTGTGCTGCTTCATGCGGTAAAGGTGCTGTCGGGTTCCAGAGCGATAAAGTATGTGAGGGGCAGAGAGTGTGATGTGAACTTCGCCAGGTTCTTGGCGGAGAGGATCACGTCATAGTCACCAGCAAGCAACTTAAGGTTCTCAACCTTCAGGTTGAAGGAGAAGGTACTGACGGTTTCACCGACGGCAATCCTGTAGGAGTTGCTACCACTGTTCTTCTTGTCACGAACAGTCAGGTAGATTTGCTCACCGTCGCCAACAAGAGACACATCGGGGATCTGGAGCACTGCTGCTGCCTTCTTCACGGTTGCCAGTTGCTCTTCGGTCAGAACCGCACACACATCCTCTGAGGGGAGTTTCAGTTCCTTCTCAGGTGGAGCAGCGATGACGGAAGGATCGGAGTAACGATACTCAATGGAGTCGGTACCGTTGGTGATCACGATCGCGTGCTCTTCCAGGTGCACCTCAGCATCTTCGATGAGCGAGAGGCAATTCAGGAACTGGTTAAGGTCATAGATGGCAACGTCACGGGTGAACTCCTCGGTGATGGTTGCCTCAACGAGGATATTTTTCATCACACTCATGCTCCGCAGTTGCTTACCGGCACGGATCAGAATGGATTGGTTGATAGCACTGAAATTCTTCAGAAGTGCCAGAGTATCAGGAGTGAGTTTCATAGTGAAGGTTGGTTATGAGATGAGTATAATAGTTTATTGAGTGCTTGTCAACAGGTCGGACCAACAGAAGGATCCCATCCACATGCATGTTCGTTCAGAAGCAACTTCTCGTCATCATAGTGGCAATTGTCATATACACTCATGAGTTTGTCGTATGCATCTGCAGAATCCACAACTGCATTCTGGGACTGCCTCTCCAGTGCAATTCGGAGGAGAACGAAGTAACCAATCAGATCGGTGATTACATCCTCATCATCCCCGACAAGTCCAGTGCCGCGGCTGATGCGAGATAGTTTGTCATCAATTCGCACCAAGATCTGCTCCACAGGAGTAGACTGTGACATAACGCGAACCGGTTCAAGGGCAGAGTCGCCATACTTGCGGTTCTTCTCAAGCAAGAGATCACGAACGGAGTCACAGATGCGCTTGATGTCGTTCTGAGTATTAGACATTGAGAGATTCCTTAAGTTGGTTTACTTTTGTTTCAACAAGATGGAAAGAACTGACCCACCCATAGGCAACTCTCCCATCTTCAGTAGTGACAGTGATCTTTACAGTACTGTCTTCCAGTTGCTCGGTGGTGATGTTCATTAGCGGTTTGTCCAGATAAATTCGACGTTGATTGAGTCCTTGATAGACAAGTACACTGGGTTCATGTAGGCAACTGCCTTCAGAACATTTGCCTTGTTCACATCAATATGTTCAGGGAATGTGATGCTGATCACAATACGATCGACCCGCCGAGGTGCATCCTCAGCGATATACTTGGTAGTCTCTGCGGTCGTACCAAACATATCCCACCCAAGGTGACCCGCTTGGATCGACATTGCTGTCAGTGCAGCACTACCAGCGGAAGTGGCGAGGAGGTCAGTTGGGGCGAAACCCCTACCGAGTCCATCATGATCAGTCGGTGCATCTG